TAACACAGTTGGAAAAGGGCTTCTCCGGAAGTCTTTTTCTTTGCCATAAAACCAGAATGCAGGGAGGAGGTGGAGCCTATGGCACAAAGCGGCAGAAAACCAAAACCGACAGCAGTAAAAGTGTTGGAGGGAAATCCGGGAAAGCGGAGCTTAAATACACAGGAGCCCCAGCCCCGAAAGAAGGCTCCCCGCTGTCCGGTCTGGCTGGAGGAAGAGGCGAAGAAAGAATGGAAGCGGATGGCGAAGCAGATGGAGCAGCTTGGAATTTTGACAGAGGTTGATATGGCGGCATTTGCCGGATACTGCCAGGCATATGCCCGCTGGAAGGAAGCTGAGGAGTTTATAACCCAGCACGGCAGTATTGTTAAAACCCCTTCGGGCTACTGGCAGCAGGTGCCGCAGGTATCCATCGCCCAAACCTATCTGAAGATTATGAATAAATTCTGTGAGCAGTTCGGCCTGACACCCGCCGCCCGGAGCCGGATTGTGGCCGATGCCAGGGAGGATAAAGAGCATGATGCAATGGAGCTGCTTTTATTCAGGGGCGGGAGTAAGTGATGTTTGATGTGCAAAAGGCTGACCATGCGGTGAATTTCATTAACTGCCTGAAACATACAAAGGGGAGATGGCGGGGCGTTCCGTTTGAACTGCTTCCCTGGCAGGACACAATTATCCGGGATGTATTTGGAACGGTGAAGGAAAATGGATACCGTCAGTATAATACTGCTTATGTGGAAATTCCCAAGAAGAATGGTAAATCGGAACTGGCTGCGGGAATTGCCTTATATATGACATGTGGAGATGGTGAGTGGGGAGCGGAGGTCTATGGCTGTGCTTCTGACCGGCAGCAGGCATCGATTGTATTTGATGTGGCGGTGGATATGGTTGACCAGTGCCCAGCTTTGAAGAAACGGATTAAGCCGGTGATGTCTGTGAAGCGGCTGGTCTATAAGCCGACTAACAGTTTTTATCAGGTGCTTTCGGCGGAAGCCTATACCAAGCATGGTCTGAATGTCCATGCAGTGATCTTCGATGAGCTTCATGCACAGCCGAACCGGGATTTATTTGATGTTATGACGAAGGGTTCAGGCGATGCCAGAACACAGCCTTTGTTTTTCCTGATTACAACTGCCGGAACCGACCGGAATTCAGTATGTTTTGAACAGCACCAGAAGGCAGAGGATATTATTCTTGGGAGAAAGATTGACCCGACCTTTTATCCGGTGATTTATGGTGTTTCAGAAGATGCCGACTGGTCATCCGAGCAGATCTGGCATCAGGCGAATCCGTCCCTGGGCCATACGATTGATGTGGAAAAGGTGAGGAATGCCTGGTTGAGTGCAAAGGATAATCCGGCCGAGGAGAATCTGTTCCGGCAGCTCCGGCTGAACCAGTGGGTGAAACAGTCTACCAGATGGATGCCGATGGATAAATGGGATTTGTGTAATTATCCGGTTGATGTGGAAGCACTGAAAGGCAGGGAGTGTTATGGCGGTTTGGATTTATCAAGTTCTATTGATATTACGGCGTTTGTATTGGTTTTTCCGCCCCAGAGTGAAGATGAGCATTATGTGGTTTTGCCGTTTTTCTGGATACCGGAGGAAAACATGAGAATCCGGGTGCGGCGTGACCATGTGCCTTATGATGTGTGGGCACAGCAGGGATTTCTGGAGACAACGGAAGGAAATGTGATTCATTATGGCTTTATTGAGAAGTATATCGATGAGCTGGGTAAGCAGTTTCATATTAAAGAGATTGCATTTGACCGCTGGGGAGCGGTGCAGATGGTTCAGAATCTGGAAGGGCTGGGATTTAAAGTGGTTCCTTTTGGCCAGGGATTCAGGGATATGTCACCGCCGTCCAAGCGTCTGATGGAACTGGTATTGGAAAAGCGGTTTTCTCATGGCGGGCATCCGGTGCTTCGGTGGATGATGGATAATATTTTTATCCGGCAGGATCCGGCGGGGAATATTAAGCCAGATAAGGAAAAGTCATCGGAGAAGATTGATGGGGCGGTGGCAACGGTGATGGCGCTTGACCGGGCGATTCGAAATGAGAAGGACAATGGCACGAGTGTGTATGATGGTCGGGGGATTTTGGTGTTTTAAGTTATAAGGATTTTTGGTATACTGGGATAATAAACTGAAAAACAAAAGCCAGATTGGATGGGGAGGGATTGCATATGAATCAAAACGATTATATTGACCTGGGTTTAAATGGTGAAGCACCATTAAAAGTGATCCTGCGTGGCAGTGTAGAAACTGTTACAAATGATAAGGTGGGTGTCGTGTCATTGGTTTTCGCAACGCTGGATAAAACTGCGGCAATGAGGAAAATTCAGGAGCTGACAGATGGCGATAAGGAATCTTACTATATGGTCTATAGCGTCCCTTTCGATACAGATTTAACAACACTTGAGCATTATCCATCAGTAGCAATAACGAAAGAGGATTTAAATAGTTAGTAGGAACGCTCAACTATTTGATTGTATGTTCGGAGGTCTGAATATGGTAACGATTAGGTATATACAGGACGGGGATCAGACTTTTTGGCTTGGCTTAGATAAGCACATATCCGCAGCAGAGTTAGAAAAGAAGATAAGAGATAAAATGGGGTATATTATAACCGAAAATAACATTCAGGTCGGTTTACTGAGATATAATATGTTTTGGGATAATACACCTTTTTTGCACGATGCTTTTTATTGATGAGCAGTATCAGCATAAAGGGTATGGAAGAATGCTGATGGAATTTTGGGAAAAAGAAATGATAAAATCAGGATATGGAATGGTTATGACATCAACACAGGTAGATGAAGATGCCCAGCATTTTTACCGGAAATTAGGATATCAAGACGAAGGTGGATTATTGATCAACATTCCCGGATATGAGCAGCCTATGGAAATGTTTTTAATAAAGCAAGTTTAAGATCAGAGTTTTTATTTTGGAATGGATTTAGCGGCATCTCTTAGGAGGTGCTTTTCTTTTACCTCTTTATAAGGAGTAGGCAAATGGGAATCAGAGATTTACTTGGAATACGAAGTGCAAGGGATAAGCCGCAGAACAGCTACAGCAGTTCGGCCTATTCTTTTTTGTTTGGGCGGACAACAAGTGGGAAGCCGGTTAATGAACGTACTGCCATGCAGACAACAGCAGTCTATTCTTGTGTACGGATATTGGCGGAGGCGGTAGCATCTTTGCCGTTACACATTTACTGCTATACGGATGCAGGGAAAGAACGGGTAGTCAGTCATCCCCTGTATCATGTTCTTCATGATGAACCTAATTCAGAGATGACTTCCTTTGTATTCAGGGAAACGCTAATGAGTCATTTGCTAATATGGGGCAATGCCTATGCCCAGATAATCCGTGACGGAGCAGGCAGAGTGATCGCCCTCTATCCGCTGTTGCCAAACAAGATGGAAGTTGAACGTTCTGAAAGTGGTCAATTGATATATTTCTATACACGCAACTCGGAAGAGAACCCCAATTTTAAAGAAACCGGCAGAATCCGATTAAGGTCGGAGGATGTTCTTCATATTCCCGGACTGGGATTTGATGGGCTGGTGGGTTATTCTCCAATAGCACTGGCGAAAAAATGCAGTCGGTATGACCTTGGCCTGTGAGGAATATGGAGCCAGTTTCTTTGCTAATGGGGCGAATCCTGGCGGTGTTCTGGAACATCCGGGGATATTAAAAGACCCAAAGAAAGTGCGGGATTCGTGGAATGAAGTATACCGGGGAACCAGCAATGCCCATAAGGTAGCGGTTTTGGAAGAGGGGATGAAGTACCAGCAGATTGGTATTCCGCCGGAAGAAGCACAGTTTTTAGAAACGAGAAAGTTCCAGCTTAATGAGATCGCCCGGATGTACCGGATTCCGCCTCATATGATCGGAGATTTGGATAAGTCCAGTTTTTCTAACATTGAGCAGCAGTCTTTGGAATTCGTTAAATATACATTGGATCCCTGGGTAATCCGCTGGGAGCAGTCATTACAAAAAGCACTATTATTGCCACAGGAAAAAAAGGACTACTTTATCAAGTTAAATGTAGATGGGCTGCTTCGGGGAGATTATCAGAGCCGCATGACAGGATATGCCACGGCCCGACAAAACGGCTGGATGTCAGCAAATGATATCAGGGAGCTAGAAGACCTGAATCCGATTTCCGAGGATGAGGGTGGAAATCTTTATCTAATAAATGGTAATATGACAAAATTAAGAGATGCCGGTTTATTTGCCGGAAAGAAAGACGGACAGGAACCATCCTGACAGTGAAATAGCTGAAGGAGAGGTTCTTTTTTTAATTGCAGAAAGTGAGGAGTGCAGGTGAAACGTAAGTTTTGGAATTGGATCAGAGATGAAAATGAAGATACCAGGATCTTATATCTAAACGGTGAAATTTCAGATGAGACCTGGTATGGAGATGAGATGACACCTGAATTATTCCGCAGTGAATTGCAAGCCGGGAGCGGGGATATTACAGTCTGGATTAACTCTCCAGGAGGTGATGTATTTGCGGCGGCACAGATTTACAATATGCTGATGGATTATAAAGGCAGTGTAACAGTAAAGGTAGATGCACTTGCTGCTTCGGCGGCATCGGTAATTGCGATGGCAGGATCAATCGTGCAGATGTCTCCGGTAGCAATGATGATGATCCACAATCCAATGACAATTGCTATTGGTGATTCCGAGGAAATGAAAAAAGCAGGTATGATGTTGGACGAGGTAAAGGAAAGTATTATGAATGCGTATGAGATTAAAACGGGTCTGAACCGCAGCGAACTTTCTAATCTGATGAATGCTGAAAGCTGGTTCAACGCCAGAAAGGCAGTAGAACTTGGATTTGCTGATGAAATACTGACAGATACTGATAGTGTACGGAAAGATAGAAATGGTGTAGCGGCAGGAATGATGTTTTCTAGAGCCGCTGTTACGAATTCACTGTTAAATAAGCTGGTGCTAAATATAGATGAAGAAAAGACACCAGTGGAGCAATTAGAGAAGCGGCTACAACTAATAACACACTAAGCAGGAGGGCGAATTAATGAGTAAAGTATTGGAGTTAAGGGAAAAACGTGCAAAGGCATGGGAAGCCGCCAAGGCATTTCTGGACAGCAAAAGAGGAAATGACGGACTTTTGTCAGGAGCGGATACAGCAACCTATGAAAAGATGGAGAAGGATGTTGTAGATTTGGGTAAAGAAATCGACCGCTTGGAACGGGCAGCGGCGATTGACTTAGAACTATCCAGTCCTACATCAAAGCCGATTGCGAATAAGCCTAACAACCATCCGCAGGGAGAAGAGAAAACTGGAAGGGCAGCGGATCAGTACCGTAGAACATTTGGAACGCCATGCGCCAGAAAAATTTCTATGATGTAGAGAATGCCCTGCAGGTGGGGACCGATTCCGAAGGCGGCTACCTGGTACCGGATGAGTTTGAGCAGACGTTGGTTGAGGCTTTGGGGGAAGAAAACTTCTTCCGTAACATCGCCACGGTCATTCAGACGTCCAGCGGTGACCGGAAGATTCCGGTGGTGGCAAGCAAAGGCGAAGCAGCCTGGATTGATGAGGAAGGTGCCTTTGTGGAATCGGATGAAACCTTTGGTCAGGTATCCATCGGGGCTTATAAAGTCGGCACGATGATTAAGGTGTCAGATGAACTATTAAATGACAGTGCATTTAATTTAGAGGCTTATATCTCCAAGGAGTTCGGCAGAAGAATCGGCTCCAAGGAAGAGGAAGCCTTTTTTGTTGGTAACGGAACCGGAAAACCGACGGGTATTTTCAATGCGGCTGGCGGCGCATCTGATGGGACGAAAACTTCCACAGCGGTCATTTCTTTTGACGATGTGATGGATTTGTTTTATTCTGTGAAATCCCCATACCGTAAAAAGGCTGTCTGGGTATTGAATGATACAACGGTGAAAGCGCTGCGGAAGCTGAAAGACAATAACGGCAATTATATCTGGCAGCCATCGGTACAGGCCGGGCAGCCGGATATGATTCTGAACCATCCTTACCATACCTCTGCCTTTGTGCCGGAGATTGCAGCCGGTAAGAAAGTGATGGCGTTTGGCGATTTCTCTTATTACTGGATTGCTGACCGTCAGGGCAGGAGCTTTAAGCGTTTAAATGAGCTGTATGCAGCAAACGGCAGGTAGGCTTTTTGGCAAGCCAGAGAGTGGATGGCAAGCTGATTCTTGCGGAAGCGGTGAAGACGATGACAATGAAGTCCGGCACCTAAACAATGGATTCTGCCCTTAAATGATGAATGGAGGTGAAAGGATGGCAACTGTGTCATTGGAGGAAGCGAAGCAGTACCTCCGGGTGGATAGCGGGGATGAAGATGGATTTATTTCCGGGCTTTTGGAACCGGAGAGCAGATGTGCCGGGATGTGGCACGGCTGGAAGAACAGGAACTGGAACAGCATTCTGCAATGGTACGGATTGCTGTCTTGTATGTCACTGCCTACTTGTTTGAACACCGTGAGCAGGCAGACCATGAAGGTCTGATTCAAACGCTGCGTTCCCTGTTATTTGGCATCCGGCGGGAGGTATTTTGATGGTAGCAGACGGTTTGGGCAGCAGGAGTCAGGTTCCGAAAGCAGCGCTTGGGGAGTGGAAAGAGCGGATTATGATTCAGAAAAGTACACCGGGAACGGATAAGGCCGGGAATCATGTGCTTACCTGGATGGATCATTACACTTGTTCTGCTTATGTGAATAATCTTTCCGGGAAGGAATACTGGGAGGCGGCGCAGGTCAATGCACAGAAAGAAATATACTTTCTAATCCGGCATTGTTCGGAGACAGCCGGAATGGATACCGAGCATTACCGGATTCTGTTTCGGGGACAGATTTACAACATTACCTTTCTGGATAATGTGAAGTACCAGAACAAGATTTTGAAGCTGCGGGCTTCCCTGGAAAAGAGGTGAGCGGGATGGCAGACCAGAGAGTGACGGTAGACCAGATGGCGGATGCTATCATGGATGGGCTTTTGGAGTATGCAGAGCTTGCTACGGATACGATGAAGGATTGTGTCAAAAAGGTCGGCAATACCGTGAAGAAAGAAACACAGGCCAATGCCCCGGTAAAATCAGGCAGGTATAAGAAAAGCTGGGCGGTGAAACGGCAGAAGGAAACCAGTACCACATTGGAGATGGTGGTTCACAGCCGGAACCGGTATCAGCTCACCCATTTGCTGGAGAAGGGACACGCCAAACGGGGCGGCGGCCGGGTGAAAGCCTTGCCGCATATTGGTCCAGCAGAAGAGAAGGGCATCAGGATGCTGGAGAATAGTATCAGAAAGGGGCTGTCTAAATGAGTCATGATGAAGTATTAATAATGATGGATGAGATTGGTCTGCCCTTTGCTTATGACCATTTTGTGGAAGGGGAGGCACCGAAGCCGCCGTTTCTGGCTTTTTTATATCCCAAGGCAGTTAATTTTGCGGCGGATGGGATTGCTTATTTTAAGGTGAACCAGCTTGATATTGAGTTGTATACAGATTTAAAACAGCCGGAGTTGGAAGAAAGGGTGGAAGCGGTGTTATTAAAACATGGTATTTTCTATGCCAAGAGTGAAGTTTGGATAGAATCGGAAAAGTTGTATGAAGTGCTGTATGAGATGGAGGTTTAACTTGTATGAATAATAAAGTGAAGTTTAATATCTGCAACTGCCATTATGCATTGCAGAAAGTGGCGGAAGATGGGAAATTGTCATTTGAAACGCCAGTAGCGATGCCGGGTGCGGTTTCCCTGGCACTGGATCCGAATGGAGAGCCAGAATCCTTTTATGCAGATGGGATTGAGTATTATATCATCGCCAACAACATGGGCTATGATGGGGATTTGGAGCTGGCGTTGATTCCGGAGAGTTTCCGGACGGATGTTTTAAAGGAACAGGCAGATACCAATGAGGTGCTGGTGGAAAATGCGAATTCAGAGACTGGAGCCTTTGCCCTGTTATTTGAGTTTGATGGGGATGTCAGGAAAATCCGGCATGTGCTTTATAACTGTTCAGCCAGCCGTCCGAAGATTGAGGGAAAGACCAATGAGGAGAACCGGGAGGTACAGACAGAGTCCCTGACTATCAAAGCCAGACCGATGGCAGATGGGTGTGTGAAGGCGAAGACAGGAAACCAGACAGCCAAGGTGACATATGACGGATGGTATTCAGAGGTTTATCTGCCTGTTCCTAAAAGCGAAGAAGAAAATGAAGAAGGCCAGGGTTAAAGGAGGTTGAAAGGAAATGAGTATCTGTAAGAAGATTGAGATTGACGGGCAGGATGTCTTGTTTAAGGCATCTGCAGCGATTCCAAGGATTTACCGATTGAAGTTCCAGCGGGATATTTATAAAGACCTCCAGGTGCTGGAACAGAGCATTGGAGTTGGCAATGAAGAACACTCTAATCTGGATTTGTTTTCGTTGGAGATGTTTGAGAATATCGCTTACACCATGGCGAAACATGCAGATCCGCAGATTCCTGATGATGTAGAGGAGTGGCTGGATGGCTTTAATACCTTTTCCATTTACCAGGTGCTTCCGCAGTTGATTGAACTGTGGGGGCTAAATGTAAAAACGGATGTGGAGGCTAAAAAAAACTTCGTCCGACAGAGCGTGAGATGACAACGCCGTTATTCCTGCTCCGGTGCATACAGTTGGGAATTTCCATGGGTGATATGGAATTACTGTCGATTGGATTAATCAATGATATGTATGCGGAGAGCAGGAATGATGAGTGTAAGTATGCGGAAGTGGCGACCCAGGAGGATATGGATCGATTCTAATTCTCGTTGATATAGTGCGCTTTATTTGCTATACTAAATATCAAAATAATGCTAGATATTTCGGTTTTAAAACGATATTTTATAAAATGATATACGTGGAGGAATTTATGAGCAAGTTGATAAAAATAGATAAGGATTATGCAAAATGGATTCAAGGTTTGAGCTTGCGTTTCCGTAATATGCAAATAAAAGCAGCAACAAAAGTTAATCAGGAAATGCTCATGTTTTATTGGTCTTTAGGGAAAGATATTGTTGAAATGAAATCTGAGAATAAATGGGGCAGTGGCTTTCTTAAAAATTTAAAGTCAAGATTTAAAAGATGCGTTGCCTGGTCAAAACAGTTTTTCGCCTACAAATCTTGGCTACATGAGACGGTTCTACTTACTGTATTCTTCAATTTACCCCCAAGTTGGGGACAAAAGTGACTCTGAAGAAATATCTCCCAACTTGAGGGTAAATTGTTTCGAATTCCGTGGGGACATCATAAATACATTGTAGATAAATGTGGAAGCGATTCTGAAAAGGCTCTATTCTATGTAAATAAAGTGCTTGAGAATAATTGGTCTCGTGCGGTTTTGTTAAATTGGCTAAGCACAGATTTATATGAAAGACAGGGAAAAGCAATTACCAATTTTAGCAGTCAGCTTCCAATGCCACAGGGTGATTTGGCTCAGGAGATTACAAAGGATCCATATAATTTTGATTTCTTAACTATGACAGAGGGATATAACGAAAAAGAATTAAAGGATGCTCTGGAAGATAACATCGTTAAATTTCTCCTGGAGTTGGGCAGTGGTTTTGCTTTTGTTGGCAGGGAATACCGACTCATAATTGGTGAAACAGAGAAATTTATTGACTTGCTTTTCTACAATATTAAGCTCCATTGCTATGTTGTAGTAGAGGTTAAGACAGATAAATTTGATTCAACTAATATCGGGCAGTTGGGAACTTATATTGTTGCAACAAATCATATTCTTAAATCCGAAGAGGATAATCCAACGATTGGATTATTAATATGTAAAGAGAAGGATAATGTACTGGCGCAATATGCACTTGAATCTTCCAATGAACCAATAGGTATCTCGGAGTACGAGCTATCAAAATTATACCCGGCAGATTTTAAAGGAGCTTTGCCTAGCATTGCAGAAATCGAACAACAGTTGAGTTAAATGTTTTTCTGAAATTTCAGAATAATTTTACATAGGCACTTGTCAAAGACGGCAGGTGTCTTTTTCTATTTATTTATAGAGTCAGTGATGGCTCTTTTTTCATGCCAGAAAGGCGGTGGATAACATGGCATCCCGGATTCAGGTATTACAGTTGAAATAGGCGGGGATACTACGAAGCTTTCCACCGCCCTGTCAAAAGTGAATAAAGAAATCCGGGATACCCAGTCACAGCTAAAGGATGTCAATAAGCTCTTAAAGCTGGACCCAGGTAATGCGGACCTGATGGTACAAAAGCAGAGGCTGCTGACCCAGGCTATCAGCGAGACAAAGGAAAAGCTGGATTCGTTGAAGCTGGCAAGCCAGCAGGCCAACGATGCTCTGGCAAGAGGCGAAATCAGCCAGAGCCAGTACGATGCCCTCCAGCGGGAAATCGTGGAGACGGAGAATGCCCTGGCGGATTTAGAACGTCAGGCAGACCAGTCGGCGGTGGCATTACAGAAGATTGGAGCAGCAGGAGAAAAACTGCAAAGTGTTGGTGCTTCTATCGAGGGTGTCGGCAAGAAGTTGTTGCCAATCACTACGATTGTCGGTGGTCTTGGCATTGCGGCTGTAAAAGTCGCTGCCGATTTTGATACCGGCATGAGCAAGGTAGCAGCGGTATCTGGTGCAACCGGAGCAGAACTGGATAAGCTGCGTGAAAAAGCCCGTGAGATGGGAGCGAAAACGAAGTTCTCTGCATCCGAGGCTGCGGATGCATGAACTACATGGCGATGGCCGGGTGGAAAACCGGGGATATGCTGGATGGTATTGAGGGAATTATGAACCTTGCAGCGGCATCCGGTGAAGACCTGGCAACCACTTCCGACATCGTGACCGATGCATTGACGGCCTTGGGGTTATCTGCATCTGATTCCGGTCATTTTGCCGATATTCTGGCAGCGGCATCCTCCAATGCCAACACCAATGTAGGCATGATGGGCGAAACCTTCAAATACTGTGCCCCAGTTGCAGGAGCCTTAGGTTTTACCGCAGAGGATACAGCAGAAGCCATCGGTCTGATGGCGAATGCCGGTATCAAATCCTCCCAAGCCGGTACCGCCATGCGTACCATGCTGACCAGCCTTACCGGAGATGTGACCTTTGCTGGTGATGCCTTTGGTGAGCTGACCGTTCAGACTGTCAATACAGATGGCAGCATGAGAAATCTGGGAGATATTCTAACTGACTGCCGGGCAGCTTTTGCCCAGATGTCGGAATCCGAGCGGGCGGCCAATGCAGAGGCGCTGGTGGGTAAGAATGCCATGAGTGGTTTCCTGGCGGTGATGAATGCAGCTCCGGCGGATATTGAAAAGCTGAACAGTGCCATCAACAACTGTGATGGAACCGCAGAAAAGATGGCGGAGACCATGCAGGATAACCTGGCCGGACAGCTTACCATCTTAAAGAGCCAGTTGGAGGAGCTGGCAATATCAGTCGGGGAAATCCTGATGCCTTCCATCCGGCAGATTGTATCTTGGATTCAGGGGTTGGTGGACTGGCTGAACGGATTGGATGAAGGAACGAAGAAGCTTATTGTTACGATTGCATTGGTAGCGGCAGCAGTTGGTCCGGTTCTGATTATTATCGGTAAGGTGGTAGGTGCCATCGGTACCATTATGACCGTGGTTCCGCAGATTGCAGCAGCGATCTCAGGCGTCATTGCGTTTGTATCAGGAACGGTGGTTCCGGCGCTTGGGGCAGTGGTGGCGGCCATCGGCTGGATTCCGTTGGCGATTGCAGCGGTGATTGCGATTATTGTACTGCTGTGGAATAAGTGTGACTGGTTCCGGGAAGCGGTTATTGCTGTGTGGGAAGCAATCAAGTCAGCAACTATCATTGCCTGGAATGCAGTGAAAGAGTTTTTGGTGAATCTCTGGAATGGGATTGTGGAGACAGGGAAGACGGTCTGGAATGGGCTGTCTTCCTTTTTTACATCCTGCTGGGAGGGAATCCAGACGATGTTTACCACAGTTCTGACCGCCATTTCCACATTTTTCAGTTCAGTCTGGACAGGAATCCAGAACGTGGTCGTTACTATCGGTACTACAATTCAGACTTTTTTATCTACAGCTTGGACTGCCATTCAGACGGCCATCACCACGATACTGACAGCGATTCAGGCGATATTTACTACGGTGTGGAATGCCATAAAAACAGTAATTACTACAGTGGTGGGAGCAATCCAGTCTTTTATCACTACGGTATGGAATGGGATTAGGTCAGTGGTACAGACCGTGATGAACACCATCCAGTCGGTGGTGTCCGGGGTATGGAACAGCGTGAAGTCGGTGACCTCATCGGTATTGGATGCAGTGAAAACAGCAGTCAGCAATGTCTTTACTAACGTGGTATCCAGCATCCGTACTGCAATGGGGAATGTCTACAGCACAGTTGAATCCGGGTTTAATAAAGCAGTTGGATTTATCAAAGGTCTGGCTTCCAGTGCATTCACATGGGGCGTAGACATGATTAACGGCATTGTGAATGGTATTAAAAGCTGCATCGGTAAGGTCATTGATGCGGTATCCGATGTGGCCAATGCCATCCGGTCCTACCTCCACTTTTCGGTGCCGGATGTTGGACCGTTGACCGATTATGAATCTTGGATGCCGGATTTTATGTCCGGGCTGGCAAAAGGAATTGAACGAAGCCGGGGAATGGTGCAAAAGGCTGTGGGCGGAGTGGCTGCGGATATGGTTATCAGCCCAAAGCTGTCTGCACTCGAACATTCACAGAGACAGACCGATTCGGTGGATTCCGTGCGGCAGATGCTTGGCGGTATTCAGGAGCTGTTTGCAGGAATGCAGAATGCAGGAAATTCAGAAACCATCTGTATTCCGGTATATGTTGGCGGAACTCTGCTGGATGAAGTGGTGGTAAATGCACAGGCAAGACAGAACCTGCGGTCAGGAGGGAGATAAGGCATGGCATTTATTCAGTATCTTAAATTTGATGAGGTGCCGCTTCCCCTGCCGGATTCCTATGAGGTGGAGCTTCGGGATGTGGAAGCGGATTCCGGCGGTGAGACGGAGGCTGGAACTACACAGCGGGATGTGATCCGTATTGGTGTTACCAGCATTTCAGTGTCTTTTTCAGTCAGCCCAAAGTGGCTGCAACTGCTGACTGGATTTAAGCAGCAGGAGAAAATCAGCGTGGATTACTTTGACACGGAAACGTTGGATGTGAAGCGGGCGGAGATGTTTATTGAGGGATATAAGGCAGGGCTGATAAAGGATACTTCTTATAAGGGATTATGGAGGGTTTCTTTTACTCTACGGGAATTTTAGTAGAAGGGGGTGGTTTTCATGTATCCGGTAAGTGAAGCATTTCTGGAGGCGGTGAAGGAAAACACCCGAAAATTCTATTGGACCGGAAGGATTACAACAAAGGCCGGGGCTGTTTATGAGTTTGGCAATGAGGACATTGTAAAAGGCTCCGGCTATATTTCCAGCCAGTGCTGCGGCAGTTCGGAAATTGAGATTGGGACTGTTTATGCGGCAGAAATGGGAATTACGCTGTATTCCGGGATTGACCGCTATACCTTAGAGGATGCCAAGATAGAGCTGTTTTATCATCTGCGGGTGGCAGGAGGAACATTTGAGCAAATCCCGATGGGGATTTTTGAAGTAAGTGAAGCGAACCGCACCTTGCATTGCCTGGAAATCAAAGGCTATGATTATATGCTGCGGTTTGAGAAGAATTTCAATGGCTTTGAAACGGTGGGAAATGCGTATGCATTTCTGGCGTTATGCTGTAAGGCTTGCGAGGTGGATCTTGCCCACAGTCAGGCAGAGATGGAAGCAATGCCGAATGGTTCGGAGCTGCTGTCGGTGTATACGGAAAATGATATTGAGACGTACCGGGATGTGCTGTACTATGTTGGGCAGGTGCTGGGTGGTTTCTTCTGTATCAACCGGGAAGGAAAACTGGAACTTCGGAAATATGGGAATGAACCTCGGTGACGGTTTCCGGTAAGCAGCGGTTTTCCAGCAGCTTTTCAGATTTCATCACCAGGTATACAGCCATCAGCTCCACCAACATCCGGACACAGATTGCCGAGTATTATGCGTTGGAACAGGATGACGGGCTGACCATGAATCTGGGCGTGAACCCGCTGCTGCAGTTTGGGCTGGAGGAAACCAGAAAGACATTACTGGAGCATATCCTGGCAGATTTGGCGATAATCCGGTATGTGCCGTTTGATTCTGACACCATAGGGAATCCTGCGCTGGATTTGGGGGATGTGCTGGTCTTTTCCGGCGGTCATGCAGATGAAAATCAGTTGGCCTGTGTGACAGGGTTCCAGATAAAGATTAACGGCCGACATTCTTTGAAGTGTGTGGGTAAGAATCCCCGGTTGGCACAGGCAAAGTCTAAAAACGATAAAAACATTTCAGGGCTGCTAAATCAGATTGAAGCTGGGAAGATTGGCATTCATACTTTTACCAATGCATCAGCCTATTCGGTCGGCGGTACCGATACGAAGATTATCGGTATTGAGTTTGCTGCGGCAGAGGAGACCCATGTACAATTCTTTGCCATTGTGCTGGTGGATGTTACGGCTGATGGGATTATCCAAAAAGGAACGGCTGCTGGAACAGTGGTAATTCCGTTTCCATCGGGTGCAGGAGATGCTACAGAAACGGTGGAAGATATCACTATTGAGGTTGAACTGCCGGTTTCCATTACGGTGGATGGAAAGGCTACGGCATGGTTGAGATATGAATTGAATGACGAAGAGATTTTGATTCATTACCCAGTGGAAACTTGGGGGAGTGGCAAGCATGTGCTGCCGCTGTATTATCCGATAGAAAAGCTGATTCCAAACTTCACGAATACGTTTAATGTGTATTTACGGATGGAGGGCGGAAACGGGCAGATCGAAACCGGCGGCTGTATTGCATCAATCAGCGGACAGGGCATGGCAGCAGCGGCCGGATGGGATGGAAAGATTGAGCTGCAGCAGACGGTTGGCAGATTCCGGTTAGAAACCGGGATGCTGGAAAAAGGATATACAGAAACATTTGGAATGGAAACCATGGAGCTGGTTAAAAAGCAGATGGCAGACAGCATGGGTAAGGTATCTATCGGTGCATTTGGTGCGGTGGTGGATACCAGTTAAGGAGATATTATGAGACTAACAGGCAATATGAGGATTACACTGACAGATAAAAATACCGGGGAAGTGGAGACGGTGGCAGAGGAAAATATGGTCACCAATGCGGTGAACAATATTTTAGGGCTGAACCCAATGGGCGTGTTTTATGAAGCCGGAGACAGTATTGATGGAATTGAATGGAATAACAGCTTGCTTCCCATCTGTCCGAACATGATTGGCGGTATTCTGCTGTTCTCCCAGGCATTGCCGGAAGAAGTGGATTACATCTATGCAGCTTCCAGCAATCTTCCGGTCGCTTATGCTTCCAATAATGTCAATTCTACAGCAAATCTGGCAAGGGGAAGTATGAACCTGACGGAGAGCAAGGTGTTAGAAAACGGATATAAATTTGTTTGGGAATTTACACCCAGTCAGGGAAACGGCACGATTGCAGCGGTGGCCCTGACCAGTGCCCAGGGAGGAACGAATGGCTATGGCAGCCAGGTGGGAGATGCCAGTACCTTTTTACAATTAAAAAGCATTCGGCTGGATGACCTGTCCCAGGCAAAGCAGATGGTTTTATTTGAAGCAGTAGAAGTGGATTTTGAGAATAACTTGCTGTATTCCATCACTTATCAGGATACCGGAGTCCGTATCCGTAAGGTACAGATTCCTATTTTCAGCCTGGGACTGAATGAGAAACTGGATGATACAACTTTTGTGGTGCTGGATGACCAGGTGGTTCAGACCAGTACGTTTCAGTTCCTGGGCGATTATACGCCGTATGGGGAGTTCATGGATGGCAGGGATGGGTATTGGTACGGTTTTTCCAATGAAGGGAATTCCTCTGGCAGTGCGACTATGGTATGGGCAAAGATTAAGAAGGAGGATTATTCCATCACGGAAGGGCAGTGGACACTTTCCAATGCTAAGCTGATGGATGTGGGCAACCGGGATGCAAACGGTTCATTTCCGGAGCGGGTGCAGAAATGCTGTATGCGGAATGGCTATTTATATGTGATGGCAAATAACAAGAAGGGCATCTATAAGATAAACACAGCAAATTCTTCGGATGTAACGTTGATTCCCCTTGGTTTCACCTCTAAATGGAAGCCATTATGTGAGACCGGAACCTGTGAGGTGTATATGACACTGATTGGGGATTTGATTGTAGGTGGGGATTTTCAGGTGACAGTGAATGATACCATTATCCGTACCCAGGGCAGTTTCCGGCTGAATGATGCAGCAACCCCGCTGTTCCAGTATAAAAATTTTCTGCTGGGCTGGGGTGGCAGTTACGGGACTGAGTACCGGACGATGTATCTTTTAACGCCTTATCTGGCAACGATTAACAACCTGTCTTCGGCAGTGGTGAAAACGGTGGATAAGACGATGAAGATTACCTATACCCTGACACAGGAATAAAACAGTTGATTAAGATTGGCATACAGGCAGCCTCCGGGCTGTTATTTTTGTGCCTAAAGTTAAGGAGGACAGCAGAATGAAGGATGTTGCAAATACAATGCAGTTTATATTTGCCGCTATAGGCGGTGCGATTGGAGCGGTAATGGGAGGATTTGACGGGTTTTTATATGCACTGATTGTTTTGGTCGGGGTGGATTATGTGACCGGAGTGATGGCCGGTATTTTAAATAAGGAGCTTTCCAGCCGGATCGGGTTCCGTGGGATTTTTAAGAAGATCGTAATCTTCTGCCTGGTTGCGGTGGCTCATATCATTGATACCCATGTGATTGGGAACGGAAGTGTGCTGCGGACGGCGGTGATTTTCTTTTACCTGTCAAATGAGGGATTTCCATTCTGGAGAATGCAGCCCATGTCGGCCTGCCAATCCCGAAGAAGCTGAAAGCAGTGCTGGAACAGATTAAGGAGGAAGATGACGTTGAAGGTAAATAAGAAATATGTGTCGGATAAGAACACCTATGCGGGGAATACGCCCCATTATATTGTAGTGCATAACACAGATAACTTTGCAGCAGGAGCAGATGCGCTGGCTCATGCCAAGCACAGTACAACGGCAACCTGAACACTTCCGTTCATTATTACACTGATGATAAGAAGACGGTTTATCAGACAGCTCCGCATAACAAGGGATGCTGGCATGTGGGAGTAAACTATGGCGGCCGGCTGTTTGGCACGGTGAATAACAAGAACAGCATCGGTGTGGAGATGTGTGTCCAGGCTGGATATGATCTCAACAAAGCCTTTGCCAATACAGTGGAGTTTGTCCGGCAGTTGATGGCAGAGACAGGGATTCCGGCAGACCGGGTGGTGCAGCATTACGATGTCTGTGCCAAAAACTGCCCGTCCCAGATAAGGAAGAAGGGGCTGTGGGAGGAGTTTAAGAAGCAGATTGGTAATTTGGATGATGTGAAAGATAACAATGGCAGTGATAAATCGAGCGGTTCCTCTCAGAAAATTAAGCCATTGTCGGGATATGTGAAGATATTTTATAAAGGAAAAGATGGTTTGAATATACGGAAAGCCCCTTGCCTGGGAGACAATGTGGCAGAGACTGTCTTTGAAGGAACCTATACGGTTATTGGTATCAGTGAGGATGGTAATTGGTATCAGCTTAAATCTGGCTGTTTATCACTACAGGCCGGGAATTTGTGCAGTTCATTGAAACGGTACCGTCTGCCAACTATATGGTCAAGATTTCTATTTCCAATCTTCGGATCCGTAAAGGGCCGGGAACAAATTATGGGATTCAGCCAGGCTTTACAGGCAAAGGAGTATTTACCGTGGTAGAGGAAGCAGGTGGCCCCGGAGCTTCAGGATGGGGGCTGTTAAAAGCTTATCAAAAGGAGCGGAATGGGTGGATTTCGCTGGATTATGCCGTCCGTGTTTAACCGCCAGCAGATTTAATAAAGATTTGGATAAAGCCGCTGGAAACCGCTGAATTGCTTGACTTTAGAGGGCGTTAGAGTGATTAATAGACTACCAAAAACGAAAGGAGTTCTTATATTTATGGTAGTTGCAGGACGAATTAACAAGGTGGCATTTACTGCCGGATGAATCACAGAAACCGTGACTATACACAATTTCTTCCAGAAGTCAGTCAGACTTTAGATAAGCGGTTTGGTAAAGAAAACTGGGAGATGCAGATGTTTTATGAGATTGCTTCCGGTGTGGATCCGGACAGAAAGGAATTTAACCGCCTTAAAATGGAGCTGAGAGCCGGGAAGTTCGATGCCGTTATTACTATTACAGCGTCAAGATTATCAAGGGATTGGATGCAGTTTATGGATTTTATGAAGCTGTGCCGGGAGAAGCAGATTGAAGTGATAACTGTCCGCCAGCCAGAGGATGCTCAACTGATCTATGACCGGATTATGAAGTTTGAAGAAGATTATTTTGAAGGGTGTGAGTAGCAATGAGGATCCGGATTTTAGAGCCTATAGCAGAAATAAAACAGAAGAAAAAGAAGGTCTGTGCATATGCCAGGGTTTCAACGGACAGCAGAAGACAGGAGGACTCACTTGAAAACCAGCAGGAAACCTACGAGCTGTTAATCCGTTCCAACCCGGAATATGAGTTTGCCGGTGTGTATTCAGATCAAGGTATCTCTGGCTATTGTGAAAACGGCCGGGATTCCAGGAGATGATAAGAAAAGCGAGGGCGGGGAAATTGATTTAATCATTACCAAGTCTATATCGAGGTTTGCCAGAAATACCGTTACCGTCCTGAAAGTTGCACGAGAGCTGAAGGGACTGGGTGTCGGTATTTTTTTGAAGAACAGAAGATCAATACTCTTTCAGGGGACGGTGAGATGATGCTTGCCGTCCTCTCTTCTTTTGCCCAGGAAGAGAGCCGGAGCATGAGCGAAAACAATAAGTGGACGATACGGAAGAAATTTGAGCAGGGTGAAGTCATGATCAACACAGAACGTTTCCTCGGCTATGACAAGGATGAATATGGTGGGCTATCCATAAATGTCAAGAAGCGCTGATTGTAGCATTTCTATTTGATATGACACTATTCGGTCTGGGGAGTTCCCGGCTGAAGAATCTCCTCAATGATCTTAGAGTTAAGAGCGTTACAGGAGGAGTGTGGCATGAGGGTTCCATAGGAGGAGTGCTGAAAAATGAAAAATATAAAGGGGATTGTCATCTGCAGAAGACCTTTACGCCGGAGAATAAGCGGAACCAGACAAGACAGAACCGGGGCGAAGTGCAGAGCTATTACATTACCGATAATCATCCAGCTATCGTCAGTGCAGATTTATGGGACCAGGTACAAGAAGAACGGAATCGCCGGAAAAAGGAGCGCAATATAGGTTCTGATGGAACCGCAAAATACCAGAACCGATACCCATTGAGCGGTATGCTGGTTTGCCCATATTGCGGAAAAAATCTCCGGCGCGGCAGGTGCATAAAAAGAGAATCCAGTGGTGGTGTAGCACTTATATCGAAAAAGGAAAGCAAGCCTGCCGGGGAATACGGGTTGAAGATACAGAAGTACAGAAGCAGAGTATCACAGAGCCTACGGTAATTGAGGAGGTGGAGCTAAATGGCAAGAAGTATTACCGTTATACCAGCAAGACAGAGTTCGGCAACCGATGCCAGCAGCGGCCAGAATGTGCGGAAGCTGCGGATGGCAGCGTACTGCCGAGTATCAACAGACCAAGAAGAACAGCTATTAAGCTATGAAAACCAGTTGAATTATTACAGCGGTTATATCAATAATAATCCACTTTACCAGTTTGCCGGGATTTATGCCGATGAAGGAATCAGCGGTACGAATACCAAGAAACGAGATGAGTTTAATAAAATGATTGCTGACTGCCGATCCGGTAAGATTGATATGATTATCACCAAATCGATTTCCAGGTTTGCACGAAATACTCTGGACTGCCTGAATTTTGTCAGAGAACTCAAGGATCTGGGGATTGGCATTATATTTGAAAAGGAAAACATCAATACATTGGATGCCAAAGGTGAGGTACTGCTGACTATTCTTTCATCTCTGGCACAGGATGAGAGCCGCTCGATTTCAGAGAACTGCACATGGGGAATCCGCAGGCGGTTTGAAAAAGGTCAGCATAAGATGAGTACCAAACGGTTTCTAGGGTATGACACTGATGAAGATGGAAAGTTGGTGGTTAACCGGAAGCAGGCGGCGATTGTAAGGCGGCTGTATCATGAATTCCTTAGTGGGAAAACAGTGGATTATATTAAACGGATTTTTGAAAGGGAAGGTGTTGTTAACTGGGATGGTGGGACAAAGTGGCATGTAAAAATGCTGCAGAGTATGCTGGAGAACGAAAAGTATAAGGGTGATGCCATTTTGCAGAAGAGTTATACGGTCGACTTCTTGACTAAGAAGCGGGTGATGAATCAGGGGAGATACAGAAGTTTTATATCGAAGATGACCATGAAGCGATTATTGAGCCGTGGATTTGGGAGTGCGTACAATTGGAGATTGAACGGCGGAAGCGGTATCTGGAGGAGCATGGCACAAAGTCTTATTCTAATAACACAGAGCAGAATCCGTTTGCTTCAAAGATCATCTGTGGAGAGTGCAACAAGGTTTTTACCCGTAAAGGGTGGCGAAGCAGTACCGGGGAGATTCGGAAAATCTGGCAATGCAGTGAGCGGTATAAGTCGAAGGGGGTTCTAGGCTGTAATAACAGGCATGTGGAGGAGAGTACGCTTATCAATATTTATCTGATGGCGTGGAATCGCCTATTGGAATGCAGGGAGATTTTATTGTCAGAATGGGAAGAAAAGATAAAGACAGGGAATTCATTGACCAAGTTTCGCATGCTGGGATTTATGGAGGCTACGAAGATACCACAGTTCGTAGCAATGTTGGATATTAATTTGATGTTGCAAACGGTGGATCATATTAAAGTGTTTGAAAGTGGCGTGATTCTGACTGTATTTCTGGATGGAACAGAAATTGAATGGGTAAATAAAGAATTGGGATGATAATGGAGTGAAATATAATCATATAATATTCAATTTTTTATTGAAATTCTTAGAGAATATGGTATACTAAATAAGTAAATTTATTTATTTAGTAAAGGTGGTATAATGAGCTTTGGAATGTATTTCAGAGAATTGAGAAAATCCAAGCAGATTACACAAAAACAGCTTGCTAGTGCTATTGAAAAGACTCCAATGCTGATCAGCGGTATAGAAACAAATAAAAATGGACCATTTCAGATGAGGATTTAAAAAAGATAGCAGATTATATGAAATTGACTGAAGCTGAGTATAGTGATTTGCTGATAAGAGCATCTAATGAGAGGGGTAAACTGCCACCGCATATTGCAGACTATATTGCTGGGCATAGAGAGGCTTATAGTATACTGGAGGTTTTGGCTCAGAGAAAAGTGGGAGAGCTTTCATTGAAAAAATTAAGGGCATATGCGGAGGAACTAGAATAATTATGTTAAAAACTATAGATTTATTTGCTGGAGCAGGCGGCTTAAGTTATGGATTTGAATCAACAAATCAATTCCTTATAGTTGCGGCAGTAGAAAATAATAAAAATGCTAGAAAGACATATATTGAAAATCATAAGGGGCGTGAAGATATTATTATGATTCCTGAAGTGCGGGGATATGACTTTCTCGAGCTATCAAAGCAAGTAGGAGGAATTGATATCGTAATTGGAGGGCCGCCATGTCAGGGATTTTCTAATGCCAATCGACAAAAAAATCATATAATAAGTATGAACAATTCATTGGTGAAGGAGTACTTTAGAGCGATAAAAGAAATAAAACCTAAAGCATTTGTGATGGAAAATGTAAGTATGCTTTCATCCGATACACATCGATTTTATGATTCGTATCGTGATCATGAAATAATTGAGTCGCTTGATATAGAAATGAGGGAAGATGATTTAGTTATATCTGAAGGAGATTATGATGAAATCAATTTGATGAACATTTTCGTGAATGGAAATGAAGATAACTATAGAATTAGTGATAAATTATTTCAACTACTGAACGTTCTATACAAAAATAGAAATAATAAAGACAGGCTTCCTAAATATATTAGTAAGAATAGGCAGGCGATTATTAAGCAGATAAATCAATATTTACAAGAAGGATTATTTGAGTATGGTATACTTAGAAATATTGCAGAAAATATCAACTCACCCGAATTACAACAATATTTTGACGAATTAGGATTATTTATTAAATTCCAAAAGAGCTTTCGGCTTAAGGATGAATTAGTAAATAATGAAATCAGATATGAACTACAACAAAATCCAATTACAGGGATAATAACAGCAGCTGTTCAATCTTATGCAGTTATTGATTATATCAAGAAGATCCTTGGAGATGAATATGAAATTGAGACTGGTGAGGTAAATTCGCTCTGGTTTGGTGTTCCACAAGAGAGAAAGAGATATATAGTAATGGGAGTAAAATCTGATGAGTTGAAAAACGAAGTAATAGAAATGCCTAAAGACAGACATTTGCCAATTGTAAATGTAGGACAAGCAATTATGGATTTGGCTATATATGATGTAACAACTGATGTAAGTGAGAACAAAGTAATACCCTATACTGAACAAGAGAATTTATCAAAGTATGTAATATTAATGAGAAAGAATTCTAAAGGAGTATATAATCACATCATCCCTCAAACGAGAGAAAAAGCCCAGAAAAGATTTGAGGCATTGAATGAGGGAGAAAATTTTCATAAGCTTTCTGATGATATGAAAGACAATTACGCTGATCCAGCAAGAACACAGAATAGTATATACCTTAAACTGGATAGTTCGAAACCGAGTGGAACAGTTATTAATGTCAGGAAGTCTATGTGGATCCATCCTACACTTAATAGAGCAGTAAGTGTGAGAGAAGCAGCAAGGTTGCAATCATTTCCAGATAGTTTTATATTTAAAGGACCAAAAGATTCGCAATATCAGCAGGTTGGGAATGCGGTACCACCAATGATGGCAAGAGGAATAGCAGAAGAATTATTAAAATATTTATAGTTCAAAGGCGCAGGGACATGGATACCTACGCCTTTTATTATGAAAATAATTT